AGGTGCTTCTGGCTTCACATAACCGCTGCTAGATCGCTTGTCAATAACTTCCATTTTGAATCCGTCCTTTCAAGGTTGATACTGCGTTAGGTATGCGCGGGCCTGAGCTACAAATTCAGCATTCTCAAGAACCGCCAATTTCGTGTTGCAACTCATACAGAGTAGACCGCGCGGAATATTCCTGGTATGGCAGTGATCGATTGCTAACCTACGACGATCCGCATTGAAGTATTTTCGCGTTCCATTCTTTCCTTCTGGCTTCCCACATATTGCGCAAACTCCGTTTTGCTCTGCGAACATTCGTTCATACCATCCAGACGGAAGACCAAGTTTAATTTCCCATTTCCGCATCTTCATCTTCACTGAATGGAGCGGGTCTTTTTTCACCTGATCATAGTACCAATTCCTCTGAATTTCCTTGCGCTGCTCTCGCTTGTCGTTGTAGTAAGCGAATGCTCTCTTAGAACAGCACGCTTTGCAATATGTCGCTATTCTTCCAGCGTGCGGTCCAGTTTTGGTTACGTAAAACTCGGCAACCTTTTTTGTCGAGTCGCAGAGTTTGCAATATTTTTGTTCCATGAATGGGACCACCTTTCGATAGTCCCATTCTATTGCAAACAGCTAACTAACGTCAAATCTGAATAGTACCGGCGTTACTTACGAAAAGACCGTGCCTTGGAATTCTATTACACAACTGTCCACCCCACTCATAGACGAACATCTTGGCGGTCAAGTATGTAGCACCCACACCACCGCCAATATCAGGAACCGGCATCACAGTGTTTCCACCACCAAAGTCATACAGACCAACGGGGCAGAGTTCACCAAGTGACCAGTTTTCAGTGAATAGCAAGTCAGCACGTCCCGGCTTCGCAGTATTGGAATACTCGAATGGGCGTTCGCCAAATTCCTTAGCAACCCCCTGCCGAGCACGGTCGAATACGCTATCGCTCTTTGGTTCGCTGTTTTGCGTAATCAAAGTCGAATACCACTGACTTGCAATCGTTGCAACCTGTTCAGGGCGTCCATACCAAACACCCTTATCAAGTTCCTCAGCGTCATCACCAAGTGCGCGGGTAAGCAGCACAAAGGCACGTTGAGCAACGCTTGGGGTAATCTGCGATCCACCCAAGTTGATTACCGGAGTAGATAGACGAGACGGATAGTTAGCCATCGACAATCCGCCCTTGGTTCCAGAGTTTCCATTCGTGTTCCAGTACGGAATACCAAGAACAGACGATCCAACGGCACCCGAAGAACCGGCAACCATGATGTAGTCTCCCTGTGTGGTTCCACTAGGAAGCGCGGTAGAGAAGTAAAGCGTCTGACCAACCACATCGACAAAACTGATCGTGGCAGTACCAGTACGAGCCGCTCCACCCTCAGACGGAAAGAACTGCACTACCTGCTGATCGACGAATACCGCGGCGGTAGAAACTCCCTGAATTATGCTGGTTTGAACCCCAGAACCACCAGTCGTGATTACAGCACTAGCAGGAATCTGGTCAAACGCACCCGAACCGTCGCCATTGAACAGACCTTCAATTCCGTTATAGAACTGCTTGATGGATCGCTTGATTTCTGTCTTCGTGAACGACTCAACAGCCCGTTCTGCTCCGTTGGTAGCAAGTTCAGCGAGACGCGTGTACTGTGTCACGTTGTATGCCCAGATTGGAGCCATAGCAAAAGATGCCGTCTGCGATCCGGTTCCGGAACCCAGTGAAGTACCATCACCTGACCCTACAGCGATGCCAGAGGCACCCTGCGTAATCATGGTTTCACGCCACGCTGAACGAGTCGTACCCGCAGCCTGAGTTACATTTGCAATGTTTACCTTTTTGGCAGACTTGCTGAAAAGGTTGTAAAGTCCACGAAATGTGGGCCACAGAAGGGCAATTTCCTTGCCTACCTGTTCGAGTTCGATTGATTCTGTTGCCGCTTCATTAAGAGTGGGCATAATAGCTCCGAGAAATGAGATTCAGCTTTCGCTGTCCTGCATCCCAAGGAAGCCATTAACTTTAAGGAGCGTTGCACTCCTCTTCCGGGCGAACCTGTATCCTTTTAGCGTCAGGGAGACGGGAACTTTTCAAGCGGTTCCATCGCTGGTGAAATAATAGCACACAATCAACGCCACTTACGAATACCACCAGTCTTCAATGGGGCCTGCCCCTCTAAAATCATATCTGACAAGTCCTTGAATCCAGCTTTTCGAGCTGCAATCTTGCCATTTGGTCCATAGTCGATTTCACTCGGTAAAGGTTCCTGCCCCTTCTGGACATTAGCTACTGCTGGAGACTTTGTTACCTGAGTTGTTGTCTTTTGCGTATTTGCTAACCGGCTCCAAGGTGGAGTCTTCAAGATGGCTCGGATAGAAGCATCTGCATTGTCGTCCGTCCAACGTTTTGCATATTCAGTCCATTTGTCATACCCTTGACGCTGTTTTGCCGGAGCAATCGTCTTGTAATCTGCATTCGAGTTTCGACTCTCCTGAAGATGATTCCATACAGCATTACGGAACGCAGAATTTTCCTCTTTGGTTAGTCCAAACTTACCGATGATTGGACGAGCAATCTTGTCAATCGTCGGTCCCGCATGGTTTACGACATCACTGTAAGCCGCATCTACCTTCTGCGATTCTTGGCCCTCATCTCGCTTGGCAAGTTCTTGACGAAGGCGTTCTACTTCAGGATCAACCTGCTTTTCTTGCGTTGCTGACTGTCTATTTCCAACAACCCACTGGATCAACTCATTTCGTACCGCTTGGGCTTCATCTGTCTTGCCAGCATCATAAAGCTGCACCATACGGTCGAACGCTTGGGGAAATCCTTGTTGGTCGAGATAACCGATTGATCTAGGCGCAATGAACTTCTCGTATTCCTGTGGCTTGGCCTGCGCAAACTTCTCAAGCAATGCTGGCATTAGCTTAGGCATTCCATCAGGAGCTTCGTCCCACATGCGATCCACAATAGAGGGATCACCTGCTGAAAGAGCTTGGTCAACTTGCTCAATTTCAGAGAGGGTGGCCTGCATTTGCTGCACGCCCTCGCGGCCACCAACAGCTTCAAGAAAAGACTTTACTTCACGAGCCTCGCGCACAGTTGGGAACTGTTGTTCATATCCCCGCGCCTTGCCGCTTGTATCATACAGGAACTTGATGCGATCCAGCTCCGCCTTCTTCTCGACGGGATCGGTGATCGAGTCAGCGCGGCGGCGCAAGTCAGTGATGTGCTTCTTGAGCGCGTCTGGCTGGTGGCGATTGTCCTGGCGGTCGCCTTCGCCCTCTTTGACCTTTTGCTGGCCATCGTCCGCGCCTGTTGACTCTGTTGATTCCCCTGCGTCAACTTCTGCATTGACAGGTTCGACCACTTCCGCAACTGCTGCGATTCCGTCCTCTGGCATTATTTCTCCTCTTCAGAGTTTGCAAAGTAGAATTCCATCATAGCGTTGAATGCTACAGCGGCAAGCTGATGGGCTTCATCGCCGAAATGATCATGCTTCACCTTGTTCTGGTATTCGGACAAGTGACCGCGAATATGGTCGCTGATGCTTTGAGTGGATGTGCGTGGATTTTTGCCCCTCGATTTATCGCCAAGAAGTCTGCGGTGCTCGGAACTCTCCTCTCCATATTTCTCGGCACCATAGCGGCCAATATCGTTCATCGCCTGAAGAAATGCAGTGCTTAAAAATTCATACTCGTCTGGCATATTTGCTCCGTCCTATCCTTCGACAACTTCCACGTTGTTTTTCAGCAACTTGACCGTGTTCTGAAATGCGGCCATCAAGACTTCCGGCTTAATATCGAGTGCGTACACGGAACCGGAACGCGCCATCCCCGCCATGACGCAATCGGCGATCATATCGAGAACATCGATCAGGTTTACATCCTGCGGGATGCCGTCGGCTTGTAATAGGTGATGGCGGTTTACTTTGCGATGGTTGTCCCACCATGAATGCTCCTCGAATCCGGTCAAGAAGTCACGATGGAATCCGTCAATGTCGGAAATCTTGTCGTGATCGTGAACGCTCGCTTGATTGCAGATCATAATGGCAAAATGCGCCATCGCAACCCCCACATCCTGGATATGCTGATGACTGCTCGCAAGCAAGGTTTCTTTTGTCGTGTTGGCAAAGTCGCAAGTGCGTGTATCTGCAGTTGGGCTTTTCTTGATCTTGATTTTCATTTGTCACCGTCCTAACTGATTGATTTTCCTACATGCTTCCAAGTTTCACATCGGACAATCGCGCCAAGCGTAGCCTGCGAAAGCCCGTATTCTTTTGCGAGAGGTCGCTGCTGATAGTTTCCGGTTGCGTACTTCAACCGAATTTCTACGATCTGCGCTTCGGTCATCTTGTGGAGGTGGTTTCTCTCGCCCCGTGGAGGGTTTTTTGGTCCATTCTTTTTCCCTTTAGACCTTCCCTTAGCAGTCATATCCGTCATGTTGTCCGAATTTGTTCCTTCAAACAAATGTTCTGGATTTACGCACGTCGTGCGGTCGCAACGGTGAAGAACTAACAACCGCGATCTCCGTCCGTGGAATAGTTCGAACGCAACGGTATGCGCTCCCCGGTTAGTACCTCCCAGCCAAAACTGTCCGTATTTATTGCGAATACTACCCATCCACAAATGGCAATTGGTCGATAGTCTCGTGTAGGAAGCTGGCGGCAAACCCACTATGTCTACCTTTTCTCGAAACCTAACTTGCACATTTTCAACTGGTCTACCTGTTCTCATACATACATAGTATCATTGTTTCGCTCAAACTTAGCTAAGACTTTTGCCCACCACGGAGGTTTTTCTTTCAATTTCGCTTCCTGTTGGCCCAATTCCTCGCTCTGTAGTAGTTACTTCGTGTGGAGCAAGCGAATTTTGCTGCTGAATTGCCTCTGGAGTAGTAGCTACTCCCATCTTCTGCAATGCACTGGTCTGCGCTTGTGGATCGAGCTTGTCTACTGCAACCGTGAGCGAGGTCTTCGGCTGGATTGGCTGCTGATTCTGCGCTGCCATCTTCGCCGCGCTAGTCTGGTGCTGCTGCCAATGCAGATGGAGATTCTGGAAGCGTGCTTGATCGTCAGGATCTTTGCTAGAAGCCAATCTACGCCCCTCTGCGGAGTTCATCATACGCAAGCAGATTAGAGCCTCTACAGCGTCATTCTCCGAACCATCTCCACGGACAGGTACACTTGAAATCATTGGAGGAGTCTGCTGCATCATCTGCTGACCCTGCTGCAGTGATTGCATCTGTTGCGGATCAGGTTCTTGCCCTACCGCTATGGCCTGCTGGATAGCTTCATTTCCTTGTTGGACAAGTTGCTGGATCTTGATGAATTGAGGATTATCCTTTGGTGCAGATTTCAAAAGAATATCAAATTCCGCTTGCTGCTTCTCAACCGAATCCACACCAGGCAAAACCATACCGGGGGGCATAAACCTCTTTGCTGCTGCCATGTTTTCAGGATCACTCTTGATCGAAGCCATAGCAGGATCGGGATCACTCATCACCTTACCCCATGCAGCTTCACGGTCGGCCCAAGAAGTAGGGGAATCGCTCATACCATCTGCTCGCGCGACACCTGAACCAGACTTCATCTTGCCAATCTCTGCGGTAATTCGTCCCATTCCGGAAAAGTTGGAATCAAACTTAGTTTCTGGAGATTGGACACGCGCATTCCATGCCGCTGATTGCGTATTTATGTTGGCAAAACCACGCAAGATATTGCGCCAGCATTCTCCAAAACTAGCTTTAGCATTCTTGTCCTTGCGGTTGTACTCAGTAGCTGTCTGCATAGGATCATTAGGGTCTGAAGTACCTGATACGGACTGCTGAGCATGGGTAAGTTGCTCTGCAAGGGGTCCACTGATCCATTCGATGAATGCGGTTATATCAGGACTTCCTGTAGCCATTGGAAGCTGCAAAACAGTATCAGTAGCAGGACGTTGGCCAGCAGGCATAATGAAAGGCTCGTATACTCCTGCTCGAACACTTGACGCCCTAATTGCATCCACATTCCACACGTTGCTATCAAGCCCAACGCGGGGAATCGCTTTACGGCAAAATTCATCTCGCAAATCTACCAGAACATTCAATCGCATCTGAGGGCCGCCGAAACTTTCAGTCAGCGCACGTCGGTTCTGTCCATTTCCGCTTCGGGCATGGAACTCAGTCAATACCTCATCCATCGATTCATTGCGGCCCCACGCCAACACCCCAGACTCATAAGCTACAAGAATACCCTTGGGGAAATTAGTCCAGAACCATGAACGCAAAGCCTTCGGGCAGGAATCATCCATGTAGAAGCTAGGTCGGAACCAAACATACGTCTCAGTAACGTCACGCATCAAACTGTCGCCAGTAGCATATTGGCTCTGCATTGACATCTGTACAGACTGACGTGCCAACCGATCCAGTTTCAACTCGGCAATTCCTAAATCTCCGGCTGTAATCTGCTTTGCCACCCACGGGCATTTTGCCTTGGCGATGGAAATATCAATTTCGTGCGCCAACATCGCGTACGCCCACGCATCCTTTGATTTTGCCAGTAGTGGAACTTTCCGTGATAACTTTCCGTAAACGCTTGTGAGTGTGCGAATCTTTGGCCGCTTAGATTCCGCTGCATTCTTCGCATCCGGGTCTTCTCCATCCTCTGTTTCAGGAACTACATCAGGTGCATTATCCTCATATCCCCAACGCTGTGCATCTGCAACAGGTCTTGTGTACGCAATAGATGTTTCATCGGTACATGCAAAGCGTCCAACTTCGGCCTGTAGTTCTCCGTAGTTGTTCTCTTCTGCCATGAAATGCTTTAGGCAGTTGGCTTGCTGTGCGTAGACCTCATCATCAGGATCACCCGGTTTTTCAGGGAAGAACGTAGAACTCGCAATCTCGCACGATAGAAGAGATGTAATCGTGTCGTTCTTCTCTCCTATTACGTTTGTGTCGTAATACCCACCAGACTGCTGAGCTCCATACATCCCCATCGAAGCAGTACGGCTACCATAGAACGGCTCCCACGCTCCATTCGCTGTAGATCGTAGTCTCTGCAATCCCCTATCGAGTAGTTCGAGCCACCACGCTCCCTGGATCTCAATACGATGCGGTACCGAGTCAGCCTGCGCCGCCGCTTGAACCATCGCCTTGATTGCATTCTTCTGATCTTGGGTTAGCTGATACTCGCCTTCTTTGTCCGTCCAAAGTGGTTGATCGCTAACATCAAACGCTGCAAACGTACCAAGTGGAAGACTCGCAGGATCGAACTCATCAAGTTCTTGGTCGTCCTCGTCTAGGATCGGCGCATCGGTGCGGTTGTCAGCCATTCTTTTCCTCGCTCAGGATCGGGCATCCGTTGGGATAGGTAATTGCGTTCATGGATACCGCGAATCGCCCATCGGAAAGATGAACGATAGGTCTGCCATAACCGAATACCCGGTCCCACTCCGCACGATATTCGTCCGTGATCGGCTTTTGCTTCTCAAATTCCATCAGTGCGCCACATTCGCAGCCGTAGCTAAAACTTCCCGAGAGGCCATGATATGCGATCGATACGCAGATTCTAGCTCTTCTTGAATCGCATCGACTGGAATCCCAGCATTCAGCGCACGCCTGAAGATAGCGTAAATCTCGTCAAGTTGGATCCGCTCATCGGGAAGGATTTCCATATCAGTGCTTCCATTTCGACATGGTGATGGCCAGGCGCGCACGCTTGCCAGACGTTCCTGGGTCGCCTTTGTGTTCCTGCTCATAGGCGGAATTGCTCACGCCTTCACGCTTCGCAGCGGCAGTCATGGCCCCCTCTTTGATATGGAATGAGCCTTTATTCCCGAGATTTACCTTTTTTGTGCCGTACATTACTCATACTCCGGTTCGTCACCACCTGCAATTTTCTGCTCTTCTTCAGGCAAATGCTTCTTCAAGTGGTCAACAAGCTCTTCAGCCGTTGTCGTATGCTTCTCAGCGCCAGACTCGTGCGTTGTCGTATGCCCACCTTCAGGATGATGCTCGGTATGGATCGGCTTATCGTTCTGGTCGATCTCCTCTTCGCCACCATCTTGTCCGGGCTGCTGTAGGGGATCGCTTCGACCCATCAACCCACCAGACTTACTTGCCATTGATCGGTTATGCTGCATCATCGGAGGTCGATTCGTGAACTTCTTGCCGTCTGTCGCTTGAAATGCCATCTGCTTTCTCCTTTTCGTACAGCTTATTCAGTTCTGCTGACCAATCATCCGGGCCGCTGAATTCAGGAACCACATGCGGCTTACTTGCATTGTACTGCTGAGAATACGCCGCTCCAGCCGAAGAACCAAATGGCATCAGCACTGCTCGCATTCTATCACTCTCAATCTTCAATCCCGCAATCTCTGTACGCAACTGCTTGATCTGCGCATCCTTCTCGCCGAGCCATTGCGTATAAACCTGCTTCTGCTCATCATGGCGAGACTCTAACCACTTGACGTATCGGGAAGCGGTCAACCAATCGACAAAGAATTCACGAATGCTCAATTAGCTACCGCCTTATCGATGATCTTATCCCGCTCCGAATTGCGTTCTTTGATGTCTTCAATGCACTGCTTGTAACCGACCTCGCACAGATCGCGCACAATATCCTTCGCGGCCTCATCAGGCCAGCCCGCGTTCTTTAGCCGTGCCTTCCAATTCAGCACAATGCGCTGATTTTCAGTCATACTCCGCCCCCCGGCGTTCCTCAGCTCTATCCTTACGCTTCTGAGCCTCTTGCGTCAACTTGTATTTTACCAAGTAACGCTGCATATCATCTCCAGCCGCAGCAATCTTCTCACGGTCGCGCTCTTCTTGAGGCTTTGCTCGCGTCCCAAGTTCACCAAACAAGCCAAGAGAAAGCGCATCATATATATCATCGCCCTTGGTCTCCACCTTGAGCACATCTTCAATCTGCTTCTCATCTCGAACGCATTGAGGAATTGCCTTGATTGCTTCTGGGCATGTGTCCAATATCACAAAGTCTCGTGTCCGGATCAAATGATACAGCAGTGTTGCTCGCCCAACGCGATCAGTCGTAGCTCGCTCTACTCCTGCCATCCCTCTATCCATCAGGTACTTCGTAAGTTTTGCCGCTGGGCTTTCCGCCTCCATCTGCTTCGCAAACTTCTCGTGGCTAAAGTAAGCGGTACGATAATCGACCCCCTTGCGCTCTACATTGTCCTCACGCTGCGATCCGGGCAAACCCATCCGAGTGAGACGCGTCACAATATCCGCCATCTCGATATAGTCCAAACCTCGATCAACGTACTCTCGGTACATCACAGTTTTTAGCTTGTACTCTCCTGCACCCTTGCGCACCAAAGCCTTAGTGAACCAGCACACTGCATTCCAATGCGCGCGCCCCCAATCCCACCCTAACCAGCGCGGTTGCCAGTATTGCCAGATGATTGCATCGGGATCGTCGCGCAGATTTACCACATCGTACTCAGGACTGAAGCAGTCGTAGTACTGCCCGACGTGCATATCCATCTTGCCGCTTAGGAACTTCTCCCGCAACTCTTTAGGCTGAATCGCATTCAATCGCTCTACGATGCCAGGATCTTTCTCCAGCATATGAGGATTGTCGAAGATGGTGCTGTGAATGTATTCCCACTCGTACGGATCAAACTCAAGCCGCCAATCCTCTGCTACGTCAGGCTTCGATGCAGGGCCACGCACCGGAGACCAGATGCGCCCGCGCTTATCCTGCTTGCACTCCTTTTCCAGATCCCCCGGTTTGTGTAGCACAAAGTAGTCGTTGTAATCACCCCAGAACGCGCCGATTGGATTAGTCGCGCCAAGCATCACTGGGATAGGCCAGTTGCCATCTGCATCAGGTTGGCACTCGGGATTGACTCGATTACGGGCTTGGAAGAACTGCCACACAGACATTGGGATGCCACCGCACTCATCCAGAAATATCGCGGGAAAGCTGGACGACTGATACGCTTCCATCTCGTTCCAACTAAAGTATTGCATGTGGGAGAAAAACAGTTTGCTTCCATTGAAGAATGTAGCTATGTGCTTTGAATCGTTGTACTTATATAGTTCTTGCGGCACATACGACTTGAAGTTAGGAATGTTGCTACGCTCAAGCTCCGGCATCGTAGTACGCAGGATAAGAGCCATGCAGCCGGGGAATCGCAGCAGGTAGTCTGTGACGATCTCCATCATCGCGTCGGACGACTTGCTTGATCCTGTACCACCTACCCGCAGACGATTACGCGCAGTAGATTGCCGGATGAGCTTGTTCTTCGCCGTAGGCTCCCAGAGCTTGCTTACATCCAGCACACCGCTCGCATCTACTGCTGGATGGCTCAACCCTTATCCCCTCGCTTGCACTTGCCCTTGTGTCCAGCAATCAGCGCGCAGTGGTAGCTCTCGCCATCATCCTCGCAGTACTCAATGTGTGAGCACGGATCAGGGCAATCAGATAGGGCATCTTGTATGCCGAGTGCGCAGGGATCAATCGCCGACTCGGCATCGACCATGCCCTTGCCTATCTTGCCAGCGGCAATCGCTCGCAGCGCATCCATATCGGGCTTGGCGGATCGGGTATCAGGCACGGCGACCGACTTGCTTGCATTATCCGTAGGGCCATCGAGCCTGGCACGGCACGCATCCGCGATAAACTGCGCCCTAGACACACCACCGGACGCTGCTGCTGTATCAATCCTCTTTACCAGCATCTCTGGTAAACGAGCCGCACACATTACTGTAATCACTTTTCCTGTAGCCATGTAATCAATCCCCCTATATCTTGTAATCAATATAGCACAAACCGTGATTACACGCCTAAAACTCAGGCTCTTTCTTGGGGCGAGAATCCACACCGGCCTTGCTCGCAACAGGGAGCAATACAGTCTTAATGCCCAACTCGCCGCTATGATCAACCTCTTGTCTATCACGCCAGTTATCCCGCTGCCTATTTTTTAGCCAGAAGATACAAGCCGTATCAGATGGCGGAACTATCTCACGATAAGGGACTTGCGTAACTTCTCCATCTTTTCCGCAAAAGATTTTAACGCTGTCAAACTCGTATCCAACAGCTTTGCGATAGAGCGATCGCACAACATTTTTATCAGCTTCAGCCTTTGCCACTTTTACGGACCGGGAAAATTCAGGGTGCACATGTTTCCATAGATTTATAGTTGATTCGTTAACTCCAAAGAAATCAGCCATTTGTATATCGGTAGCACCGAGCAGAGACAGCTTCTCTGCTTGCTTAGCATATTCCGCGCGATAAGCTGTTGGCCTGCCTGCCATATCAATCACCTAGAGCCACGATACAGCACATAAAGCAGCAATATCAATAGGGATGCAAGCACTGCTACCATAATCGTGATTTTACGCATTGTGTATTTCCTGTGGGAATCTATGATTGGAGCGATGTGGAGCATCATGTAATGCGCTCATTCTCCACTATTTGCAATTATTCTCCACTTTTCTCCATTTTTCGCTTGACTTATTTTGATGCTTGGCCGATACTCATTACAGATCAACAGAGGTGCTACATGATGTACGAGCCAAGCTACAACAAAAATGGATCGCTCAAGCACAGCATAGAGTGCAAGATGGTATTTGGCCGCAAGGATAGCGATTGCCCCCGCTGCGCTGAGATGTTGGCGGGAGCACCAGCCCGCAAAGGATGGCAGCACGATCACTACGCGCTAAAGGATCGCAATGAGCAGATGGATAAGGCAGCTATTGCCGCTCATTTTGCTCCCGGTGGACCTCATGCTCTTGGCAAGTGCGGCCCAATATGCATAGCTTTTGATTGGTAATCCATGCAACACAGGAGAGGCAACCAGCCTCACTAGGAGAAACACAATGACATACGGCGAACTGAGAGCGCTTCCAGCAGGGTGGGTTACGAGCCACGTAATCGAAGATGCATTCAACAATGCCCGCTTCGAGCTGGGCAAGAACTTCAAAAATGAGCCGGTAAGTGAGTCGGACCTGCGCACGATCCGCGAAAAAGCCATCCACTTCGGAGAGCCGGTTCCCTCGGCTCTCGCGGAGGTGGCGGCTACCAGCCTCATAGGAGCTACAAAAACTATCTATACGCAGCGCAGCCGCAAAGATGGCGATAACGGAGCTTGGACGATGGGCGTTGAGTCCTATAACCGTGTCGAAATCGTCCACAACATCATGGAGACAATTGAGCGAAAGCATGGTTGGGAGTCCGAGGAGGCTGAGGCTGACGGCCTCCAGCAACTCTTGCAGTACGGGCGTATCCACATCTACACTATTACCTACGATGTCCTCGATAGTTCCGAGCCGGTCTGATCTCCGCCGCGCCGATCCTACGGTAAATGGTGCGGCCCGGCGGTGTTGGCGACTCAGTAACGGCAGGTGGTTACCAAAGTTGTAGAAGCGGCCTACAACTTTAGTTGTATTGCCAAGGGAAGCGGGCCGCTCTACTCTGCATACATAAACCGGCAACACAACAGGACGAACGCTGGGAGGCGTGAATAAAATGGCATACAACTTTGATCGGCTCATATCGGCAGGAATCAGCTTCGCGGACGCATCTGCACTCCGCCGCATCTCTATGACGCTTCACCGCTGGCATGAATTGGAATGTGGCGACGGCAACAACTACGCCTCATGGTGCATCGTGCGCGGTGTGAAGACCGGGAAAGTCTTCGAGTATGACGACAACGGCAAGCCGTACCTAGAACGCCACAGCAACACAGAGAACAAGCCCAGTTATACGCTGCTGGCCGACAAGGAACGCGGCGCACTGAAGAGGCTGGCCGCAATCATGGCGAAGCATCCGAAGATCACCGCATACGTCCAGGGCGATCCTCGCGGGTGCGCGCTTTACATCGGCGAAGGCTTGACCGATACCAACTACTCGAACGGCATCGCGGTCTATCAGTAGCCAACCGGGGGCAGCAATGCCCCCACCAACCAGCACGAAGAAAGGGAGGACGCTATGTCGTCATGGATCGAGCGGGGCGCAGGAGGCTATCCAGTGAAATGCCCGTACTGCCAAGGGATGCGCTACGTTATCCTGCGAATTCCCGACATGACCTCGAAGGTCGGATTTCGCCAGATCGCGAAGCTATGCGACCACCGGGAGCCGCCAGCGATCCGCGACGGCAAGGGCGCAGCTGCAAGCGACGTAATGCAGGGCACAGCCTTTCTCAGCATGGAGTGACCAAATAGTTCAGTTTTAGCCTCATTTTTCTGTTGACTCACCACACACCACGCGCTAATCTATCGCAAGATGCAGTCTGCAAGCATTGAAAGGGAATTAAATATGATCCGACTCGCCGCAATGCTCCGCGATGTGATGCTCTCAGGAACCGCATGTTTCTACTTTATCGAGCAACTGAGGGAAGGCGTCGCCGCTGGATACATCACCCTGCCCGATGGGATGCTATGGAAGGACGGCCAGAGGGCGGAGATTACCGACCGGGGCCGCGTTTATCTACAGGAGGCCGAACGATGACCAGCCCCGCCCAGATCGCCGCACACCTGGAATCTGCACGGAAGATGCAGGCAACGCGCCCGGACGTAGCACGGCTGTACCGCGAACTTGCCGAGAATGAGATGGACGCACTACGCGCCTACCCAAATACGCAAGCAACCGAAAGTGAGGGTAACGCATGAAAAACGTGAAATGCAGCACACAGGCGGAACTAGACGAAGCTCTGAAAAACCCCGAAGTATGGCCTGAGTTAGTAG